GTTTCTTTACCTCTCAAATCTTCATACTCTTTTCTTAGTCTTTCGATTTGTTTGTCTGTAAATTCCTCTAATGGTTCATAACTTTCTGCTTTTATTTCAGCACCATAATAGTTTTTCAAGTCTGTAGCAAATTTATTAAGGTCTGCACCTTTGCCATCTATTTTAAAACTTTTTCCATCTCTCATTTTATCAATTCTAAAACCTGTTCTTTTACCAAATCTTTTTATATCATCCATCGCCTTACGTCTTTTTGAAGGGTCTTTGATGGTAACAACCATCTTTTTAAATTCTTCTAAATCAGTCTCGTCTTTTAAATCTTTCTCTAATTCATCTGCTTGTTTAGCATGTGTCTTAGATCCTTTTCGTAAATTCTTGACTAATTTTTTTACTGCAGGTTCGTCTTCTTTATCTAATGCTTCATTCTTCTCACCTGTCTTATATGAGTATGCTGTTTTTAGATAATCAGTCGCTTTAGTAATTTTACCTTGAACCCATTCTTCAACATCACCGTCATCTTGTACCATTTTTTCAATGCCATCTAAGAAATGTCGCATTTGAGTTACTTGGTTCATTATCATATCAACTTCAGCAGCACCACCAGTATCTTGTGGATCAACTGCTTCTTTCATTAATGCTTTTACTGTATTTAAATCAAGTTTCAATGCCTTTGCGATTTGTTCAGGTGTTTTTTTCTGTTTTATCATCATATGCATTTGAGACATTTTACCTTCTTGTCTTACTGTATCTATTTGTTTTTTTAGATCAGCAATTTTCTTTGCTTTATCAAGTTTATCTTGTGCCTTTTGAACAGGATCTTCTTGTTCCTCTGAAAACATACGACTTAATATTTTCTGATAACCTTTAGGGTCCATCTTCTTTTCTAAACTTTGTATTTCTTTTTTTTCTTTAGGCGTTAATAAAGTGGTTCTATCTAATATCTTTTTAAGATCATTAAGACTTTTCTTCTCGTTCATCTGCATTTCTGCCAGAACTTGCGCCATAGATTTGCTATACTTCATTTTTCTCTCCGTGTACTATTTATACGATTAATTATCTACTGGTGCATTAGCACGCCATTGATAACAAGACCAATATCTCGCTTTCCACTTTGGTCCTGGATTATCACAGTTATGTCTGGCACGGAAAGATTTACGTCTTGCAGGATCATCTCTTTTGATAGATAAACCTGTTGTATCACCAAATGACACTTTCACGACATTGCCCTTTTCGTTCTTTACATACACATAGAACTTCTTTGAACCACCACGAATAGGATCGTTTAGTTTTACTTTCTTACCTTGATATTCTGCTTCTGTTATTTCTAAATCTTCATATAGATCACAAGTTTCACAGATATGATCTATACGCTCTACTTCTTTTAATGATTTCATACTCATTATTTTCCTCTTACTTTTGCGGCTAGATCAGAATCCGCTTTGCCCCATGTACCACTTGATTTAGTCACGAAGCTGTTAACTCTTGCCATCCCCCATTGTTGTGGAGTAGTACCTGGTCTATGACCTGTTCTCCATGCAGCCATACCTCTGTTATAGACTTTCATCAATACACCATATGGCATACCAGACTTAGCTGCTTTCTTCTTTACGCCTTCGTTTTCTGATAACAACTCATCAAACATCTCAGATACAGTTTGATCTAGTTTAACTCGATACTCTGTGCCATATTGATCTTTGTATTGTTCGATTGTTTCATCTAACTCTGACCATGCTTTGATGTCTTTGATTTCTTGTTGAACATCTTCACCAAATTTCTTTTTGAAAGCGATTGTATGTTTAGATGGTTTTGTTTCTCCACTCGCATCACCAGGTGCTGGTTTGTATGCTGCAGGATTGTCATCATCCATCTTTGTGCCTTTTTTGAAATGAGCATCTCTCGCTGACTTTGTAGATTTAGATTTGATGCCAGAATAATACTTAGCAGGTTGTGTGCCTTTCTTATCTTTTACATCTGGGTCTTGTCTTACTTCTGGATCTTCACTTGCAGCTTTGGCTCTTGCCATTTGTTGAGGAGTAGGTGCGCCTTTCTCACCTTTCTTTCTCATTGTCTCGCCACGCTTTCTTTTCATGTGAATATTATGCCATAGACCTTTTTCTTCAATTCCTTCTGGTACCATTTTTGATATAACATTAATCTTAGCATTAGCAATTGCTGCTCTTGTAGGAGCATCAAGATTTTTTAATAGTTTCTTAATCGCAGGTGTTACATCTCTCTTAGTTTTTTTAGCCCAAACTTTTTTAAGATTTGCTAATTGTTTGTCTGAAAAAGAACCTCTTAAAGATTCTTCTAAATCAAATCCCTCTTTCATAATATCTTTTATATAACCTAGATATTCTCTTTTCTTTGATCCAAGTTTATTCGCATACTTCATAACTAATTTTTCATACTCTCTTTTTTCTGAAGACGAAGCACCTCTAGGGTTTTCAAGGTTATTCATTTTCTTTGTTAGTTTCATTAGTTTATCATATTCGCTTTGAGATATTAATTGTTTGCCATGAGTGCCATCAAGCATATCAATAACAGTTTTCATATATCTAAGTTTTAATTTAGGATCTGTCTTTTCTTCTAAATCAACTTCTTCAAACTTTTGAAATTTTCTATTATCAACAAACTTCGCATAGTCTCTTACTTGACCAGGTGTTTTGATATTGAATTTTCTTTGTGTGTGTATTTGATTAGCGTTCTCAGGTCCTTGTGTCCAAGTATCTACACTTGCAATCTTAGGTTGACCTGGTGTTTCAATTGGCAACTTACGATCTTGTTTATCTGCCTTCTTTTGTTCTTTTTCTTCTTCGTCTTTATTTGTTTTTTGTACATCTTTAGCAGAATTAATTTCTTCTTCAAATGATGAAAATGATTTTAATGTTTTAGCATTCTTTTGTAATACTAATTTCTTTTTATCTACATCTTCTACTTGTAATTCTGTATCAATATTGTTTGCTGGTGTGATTTCATTCAACCATGCCTTTTCTACACCACCATCTTCCATTTCATATTGCACATAGTTTGGTCCTCGTTTAATAATCTTACCAACATTTCCATTGTTATTATTTTCTACCATATCGCCCATATTAAATATTTCATTGTTGTGATAGTTTTCTCTAATCATTCTTAATCCATCATCTTCAGGTGCCATCGCTTCATTCACTCCCATGCCCTTTTTTAAGTCTTTAAATAATTTCATAGCATCTTTCTCCTTAGTGCCTCTTATAAGTCCTTGTTTGAAACTGGTAAAGTCATTTCTTGCAGCAAACTCTCTCATCTTACTCGCACTCATTCCTGTAGCGCCAGTAGCGTCTGGATCTCTTTCACCAGCACTTACAACCTCTGTTGTATCGAAATTATAATCTTTACCGTTATATTGTTTTATTAGCCTTTTAAATTCAGCAACTCGATCACTTCCTGCGATCATATAAACATCTGTATATCTTTTATCAAATCTATTTTTCAATATTTCCATAAATGTTCGTTCACTTCCAATTGCTGGTAATATCTGTATGCCTCTTGGATATAACTTTTTTAAATAATCCACTTTTTGTTTTACTGTTAATGGATTCTTTTTTTTATCCTGACTGGCACTTACATATAGCACAGGTAGGCCTTTAACCCGTTTTGCTACTGTAATAATTCTTTCTATTAGTTTTTGGTGTCCAATGGTAGGTGGGTTCAATCTACCAAATGCGAACACCACAGGTTTACTTCTACCTGTATCTTTTCTTAATAGTTCTTTAAGCGTTTTCATTTGGTATCCTTACTTTTAATAATGGTTTATCATTGATTGTAATATCACCTTTTTCATTCTTACCTATCTTCTTTACTTTGATAGGTTTGTTTTTGAACTTGCCACCTTTAACTACATCGCCCACATTGATTGGTACATTGATGTCTTCTTTCTTTATCTTTCTTGCTTCCATTTCTTTTCTTAACCATATCTTTGCCACATGATTATCAATGGGTTTCTTTACAATCTTTCTTACCATTTTATAAGCATCATCTAAAATGTTTTGATTCAATTCATTATTATCAATTACAAAGAAATTTTTCATACCAAATAACATTTGCATTTTGCCCATGTTTCGTTGTATTTGTGCATGACTTCTTTTCACAAGTTCTATTGGAACTGATCTTGCTCTTTGAGCATTTCTTGCTAGTGCTACATCTAAATTTGTATTTACAAATATCATATAACAATCATAACCTAATCTCTTTAATCCTGCAAGACCTGTTTCTATCTTTGTTAAATCTCTTCCTGTACTATCAATAACTAAACCTAATCTACCTTTGATATATAAGTCTAATCTTTTAGACGTTAGTTTTTTTGATCTGGCACGAACTAAGTCTCTAAAATATTCTTCTTCTGGTGGCATATCTAAAGACAGTCCTGCCTTCTTCAATGCGATTTCAAAAGGTTTATCTGAATCAACATTCTTTAATCCTAAACCTGGTGTCACTCGTTTATTAACAAACGACTTACCAGAACCTGGACCGCCTGCAAGAAAAAATGCCTTGAAGATACCTGGGTCGTATAAACCTTCTTTAATAATAAATCTTTCTATCATTTCTTTTCCCAATTCTTTGCAGCCGTAAAGTTTTGAATACTAAACTCTAATCTATCTACAAGTTTTACTGCCTTACCTTTTTTATCTACTGCAACGTATCCTTCTGGATTTGTTGCAACCATACCTTTTGGTGTAGTCTTAAATGTACCAATACTTTTTGCCTTGTTTAGTTTTGATATAATCACACCTTTGGCAGTTTGTAATGTCTTATATGTTGCACATGCAAAATAAACACTTTCATTATGATTGTCAATAAATTTTAAACCTGTATCTTGTATTGTTTGATATTTTTCTTTTGCCTTGTCTGTTTTTACACTATCAATTTCTTTTTGTGTTCTCTCTTTATAAAACTCTCTAAATTTATTTGCCGTTTCTTTTGTTGATGGTAAATCTGTTGCTGCTCTAATAAAAGAATTAAGATATGTTTTTAATTGTACACCTACTGACAATGTGTTTTTTTCTGTTTTAATTTTGTTTAACATTTCTTTTGATTTCTTTAAAGAACCAGACGCCATGTTAATTGTTTTTTGTAATTGTTGACTTTCACCTATTGTCATTAATGCATTACCTGATACATCTTTATATGTTGCGTCATCAAACCATACATTAGGTGTTCTTCGTAGTTTAGAAACATTAGCACCAAACTTAGCAGATAGTTTATCAAAACTTGAACCTTTATATGTTGTATGAAATACAATACCTAATTTACTACGATCTATCTTTTTACCAAATGGTGTATTCTCTGGTACCATATAAACTATTGTATTAGGTTGAAACGAAATCATTGCTTCTTGTTTACCTGAAGGATCTTTATATGTTGTTTTCTTTTTACTAGATTGCACAAACATTAAATCACCTTGTAATATTTCTTTCATACCAATACGAGAAAGATACTGTAAACACTCTCTTAAAATATTTGCAACTGGTCCTTCATGATTTTTTCTTATATCTGCAATATTATAATTTACTTTTGGTGTTTTATTAAATACAGATTTTGTGCCTACAAAAAATTTACCATTCTCAGGACTTGGTCCACAAACTATTGCTGGAGCACCATCCCATTTAACAGTTACATTTACTTTGCTAGAACTATGACCAGATAACATTTCATTTAAACTAATTAAAAAGTTTATTGCATTTTGACCACCTGCATAACCATTGTTAATAATATCATCTTCCAGATGTTCTAAATGTGTATTCTTATCTTCGTTTAATAGTTCCATTATTTTACTTTTATTCCTGGTGTGTTAATGTATAGTGATTTACCTGCCCAACCACCTGCGGCTCTTGTTCTAGATGTTATTGGTATTAAAACATCTATGCCTAATAGTTTGTATTTGAAATTTAAAGTGAATTGTTGTGACTTACCATCATAGATGTATTTTGTTGCACTATAATTTTTTACATCTTTGTTTAGTAAAAATTCTTTGTATTCTTCATTACTTGCAACATCTTTTATTGTTGCACTTGATTCTGTTCCTACTAAAAGTTTATACGGACAAGGTGTATCATCAGCACTATCTGGATACATGTATATTCCTATTGTGTTTAAAAAATACATTAAGTTTTTTGGTTTCTTTAAATATGAACCAAAACCATCAATCAGATTATTTCTATAACCATAATAGAAGTCATCTTTGTAAAAATTTAATTTATCTTTTGCAAATTCTTTTGCCAATGTTGCAAATGCTTTTTTACTAATACTCTCACTAGGTTTTTCTCTTGAAATATTAAACTTACTTAATGCCTTCTTTGCATTTTTACCTTTCACAGTTTTTGCTGTATCATTCCACGCTTTGTCCATCAGATTAACTACATTTTTATATTGTGTAGCATCATTTAATTTTTTATAGAAACTGTGAATTGCTGTATTGAACTTAGGTGTAACATCTTTACCTACTGTTGCTTTGTTAGAATAACCAATATAATCTGTCTTACCTATTTGTAAAATAATATCACTAGGATTGTTTTTATTGATACCACCAGGTTTTCCACGAGCAGTCCAATAATACTTGATTGGTTTTTTAGGTAAATCTTTTCTAACTGCTTTAGACATCTGATAACCTATGTTGATATCGACTTCAGGTGTTTCATCTCTATCAACCATTTGTTTGAGAAATTCAAAAGTGACTTCTTGATCTGCACCTTTGACAGTCATAAAGATACCTGTGCCGCCTGTCTTACCACCTATGTCTTTCATAAATGTTTTGGCGTCTGTGAATTTAGGATACTTTGCAAAATACAAAGAACAAAATTCGTTTACATTTGAGGATGCTGTGGAATCTTTTCGTGTCTTCATGCCATAGTGACCTATGACATCTTTCATTCGAAGACTTACTGAGTATGGTAATTGTTTATCACCATCGAATACTTGAAATGGAAATTTACCTTTATCACTGATAGATGTGCCTTTAGGCTTATCAACACTTTTAAACTTTAATTCTTTTTTAGGTTTGACTTCTTTTTTAACAGATTTCTCTATTTCAGGCGTGACAGTATAAAAAGGATTAAACTGACCCTTTTGTTGATAATCTGGCGATATTGTTAGTTCCCGTAAGTATTCTTTAAACTTTAACATCATTACTCCCATGTATATACTAAAGTAACTATTTAGTCAAGGAGAAACTTAGGAATACCACCATTTACCTTCCATACTTGATTTTTATTTTGAAAATCTGCGACTTTTTGTGCTTCTTCTCTGAATTTAAAAGTTGCAACCGTTCTATCTTTGTTTTCTACTACTAAAAAGGTATAACCTCTACCTCTCTTTCGTGTCTTTACAGAATACTCTAGATTAGAACTGGAAGTCTTGGAACTTCTTGTACTTTTCTTCGGCGCTTTCTTCTTGGGTTTCTTTAAGGGTGTGTTCGACATATTTGGTCTCCTTTGGTTGTATTAAGTTTTGTGCTTGTTGTTCTATATCAAACAGTTTCATTCTTGCACGATCTACACCTATGATAAACTTTCGATTCATAGTTGGATCATTGTATCTGTTCTTTAATTGTTTGACAAGCATTTGCCCTGCCTTTTCTAGTTCTTCACTAGAGATCAACGCAAACATAAAGTCTGCTGTTGCTGGAAGCCCGAAGGATTCAGAGGTATCTTCTAAACCAATATCACTGGATACGAAACCACCTCTGGTTGTTTGTGTCGCTGTCACGATAGGTACATCTAACTCTACAGCCAAACCTCTTAGTTCTTCAGCGATTGCTTTGATATAGGTATAACTGTTTACATTAGAGCCTGCCTTAAATCTAGACGAAGCACATATATTAATATAATCTACAAAAATAATGTCTGGTTTAAATGTTCGTTTTAATGCTAGTTCATTCACTAAGGCACGATAGTGATTAGCACCTGCACTTGCAGTTGGATATTCTTTAATGATAAGTGTGCCTGTTGTTTTAGATTGTAATTGTGTGATCTTATCGCTGAATAATTTCTTATTCAACATATGTAAATCTTCCATGGAAATGTTAAGTAAGTTCGCATCTATTCTTTCTGCAATTCTTTCTTCAGCCATTTCCATGGTAATGTATAATACATTTTTGTTTTGTGCTAATGCACTTGCGGCTTGATGACACATGAATAAAGTTTTACCAACACCTGTGCCTGCCAATGCAACATTCAATGTTTTAGTTGGTAAACCACCTTTTGTGACTTTGTTAAAATAGTCTAGATCAAAAGGTATTCGTGTTTCTCTTTTGTGGTAATAGTCAAATCGTTTTTCTATATCCAGTAAATAATCATGCCCCACAGCATTATCAAAGCTAACAGAGAGAGCATCCCGGAGGATTTCTGGTATAGCTTCTGGAGTGTGTTTTTTATCTTTTCCATCTATGATATGTATGCCTTCCATAACAGCATTATGAACAGCACGGTCTTTACAAAATTTCTCAGTTGTGTTTACTAACCATTCTAAATCAACCTCTTGTGGATCTAATGATGAAATTAAATCAACAATTTTTTTATATTCATCTTCATTTAAGTCTTTGCGTTTACCTAAATCAATTTGTAGAGTTTCTTTAGTTGGTCGTTTATTATACTGTGAAATAAATTTTTGTATCTCAGAAAATACTACTCGCTCATTGCGATCTTGAAAATACTCTGGTTTAAGAAAAGGTAATACTTTTCTCGTATAGTCTTCGTTATGTAGTAGATTCCTGAGAGCCGTCTTCTCTATCTTCTCTGCTGTTATCATTCTTATCCTTGTCTATTTCAATTGTTAATATATCACCAATCATGTTAATAAATTCATTTGAATCAGTATCCACATCATTTGGATTTTCATGAACATTGTATTCAAACTTCAATCTTAACTTATCGTCTTCTTCAATGGGTTGTACTTTTCCGTAAGTATAGATAACGTTCTCGTATTTGCCATCAGCAATACGAAACCCTGCTTGTTCAAACCTTGGGTGTTCAACGTAATTATACTTCGGGATTCCCATATGAATATTCTTTTTTAGCTGCTTCGTCTATTTGTTGTAATATATCGTCTGTAAAATATTTTTCAGGATCAGAATAGATTGTTTTTGCATATTGCTTAGAGCCATCTGGCAGTTCTATTCTTGTTGATACTTGTTTAAAGATACCATACTTACATGCTAAGTCTAGTAATCCATAGTATTTGTCTAAACCTGTATCATAACGTAATCGAACATCAACCATCATGTTTTCTTTTGATAATCTACTCTTTTGTGTTTTACAATGAATAATATTACCAACGACCTCTGTGCCATCTTTTTCTTTTTTCTTTGAAAGATAAACGATTGTAGATGCGGCATATTTCAAACCAGAACCACCACCCATTTCTTTTGTAGGCATATAGGCACCCACAACATCATATGTGTGATTGGTAATAACCATAGGCACTTTGGCACGACCTAGTTTTAAAGTTAATACTCTAAACGCAGCCTTTAATACTTGTGCCCTTGTCATATCTCTCGTTTCTTTTCCGTCTGCTGTGTCTTCTACCTCTTTGGTTGTAGATAACATACCTAAACTATCTAGAACTAATAACAATGGTTTTCTATCTGCTTCGTTTTGTTCCATGTATTTGTCTAACACAGTTAGGGATTGTGTTCTAAATTCTTGTACTGTGGTCACAGGCATGATAACCATTCTATCACTATCAATACCTCTGTCTTCAATTAATTGTTTTGTTAATGCACTTTCACTTTCAAAGTAAATAACACCTGCTTCAGGATTATTATCTAAAAAAGATTTACACATACCCAAGACAAAGAAAGTTTTACCTGTTGCACTTTCACCTGCAAGAGCAGTAATCTTATTTGATGGTATGCCTCCATGAATACTACCAGATAGTAGAGCATTAAACATGTGAGAACCTGTGTTGATAAATGTATCGACATCACCTGCCTCTACACCCTCACTTACTAATGAGGCATATTCGTTTCCTGTTTCTTTAATTATCTGTTTCAGAAAGTCTGCCATTGTCGTTCTCCTTTTGTGTTTTTTGTATCATGTATTGTATTTTTTCATATAGTTTTCCAACAGTTGTACATTCTTCAATACGAATAACACCTCGTTGTAAAGATGCTTGTATTATCTTTATAATGGTGTTATAATCTTGAACTGTTAGATTTTGTTGTTCTAGTTTGTCCATAAGTTCTTTCATATTATATCAGGTCTCCTATAGTTTGTCAAGGACTTTCTCATATATAGAATCCGCTATAGATTTCATCATTAGCGGTGGTACCATTCTACCTATTCGTTCTGCCCTTTGGTTCCATTTGCCGGTTAATTTAAAATCATCTGGCAAAGACATTATTCTTTTCAATTCACCCAAAGTTAGTTTTCGTGGTTCGTTCCAATGAAACGCTCCAGCATTTGTTTGCCCACTACCCATTGCTGTTAGTGTAGGTGCTGGTGCATGTTGTGATACTCGTTTTAAATTGAAGTGATGACCCTTTGGATGATAGTCACCACCAGTCAATACTTTGTCTGGATCTTTAGGCATCTTACTACCTGTATCTTTCCAATATGCAGTATTCACAAATTTTTCTGTTAGTTCTTTTACTTCTTCAGGATCATATTCTAATCCTTCTAACGCTTCTTTCAAAGGTATAATCTTATCACTTGGTTCTGGAAATACATTTTGTATTGTCATAAAATTTAAACCAACCTTTTCTGTAATATCGTTTCTTATACCAATAAAGATAACTCTTGTTCTTGTTTGAGATACACCATAGTTCTTACTGTTCATTACTTGCGAACAGACATCATATCCTATCTTCTCAAACTCATTTAATATTTTATTGTAATATTCTTTTGCTTCACCAATTGTTAGACCAGCAACATTTTCTGCAACAATAACTTTTGGTTTTATTTCGTTTGCTACTCGTAAAAACTCAAAGAATAAATCTTCAATGTTTTCTACCATCATACCATCAGAATATGATTTAGTCTTACCCCAACCATCAGAATGTTTACCACCAGATGAATGAGATAATTTACCTGCAACACTAAACGCACTACAAGGTGGCGAACCATCTAATATATCTATATCAGTTGTGCCAGCAATATCTAAAAAATCTTTACCAGATAACTTTTTTATATCACCAGGTAGTATTGGTGTGTCTGGATAATTTTCTCTATATGTATTTTGTGCTTCTTCAACAAACTCATTGATACAAAGTATCTTACCGCCAGCAAGTCTATAACCAGTAGATGAGCCACCACCACCTGCAAAGGTAGAGATAACATTAAATCTTTCTCGTTTACTGGATTCTATAACGTCTTTTAAATTGTATATCATGCAAAAAAATCCTCAATTGTATTACTATCAGAAGCGTCTATTTTCCAATTGATAGCGTCAAGTATAAATCGTAATGGTTCCATAAATGATTTTGTAAATTGTTGTTCGTAATCTATGAGACCATGCATTTCAAATTCTTTAGGTAGTTTTGCCATAAATGTAATAACATTAGCATTCCACATATTCTTTCTTAAATGAACAAACTTACCTTTGTCACCTTCATAGAATTGTTGAAACTTATGTGATACCTTTTTCATTTTAAGTAAGTGATTATATAACAATGCACCTTTCACATGCATTGGTGTACCTTTCTTGTAGATAGATGTACCGTCACCATATTTCTTTACACCATTGACACTACGAGGAAAAGCAATATCTTCCGGTGGCAGTAGTTCAAATTCTCTACGAAAGTTTACAATAAAGTCTTTCATTTCTTTTTGATCGCCACCCATGATAACTTTAAAACTTTCTTTGAGTTTATCACGACATGGTAAAGGTGTAGATGTTTTTACAGCTTCGATGCCCATAATCTTTAGTTTAGGTTCTGGATATTGCACACCTTCTGAATTGTGAACATTTAGAATATATCTTTTCTTTGCTGTCCAAATACCTTTGTCAGCAATTGCCTCTCGTTTCATAACCATTTTGTTTTCATAGACATTCATGTAATTACCTAATTCATCATAACACTTTGTAATATATGGTTCTAGTCTATCACTACAAAATTTATCTAATGCTTTTACAATTTTATTTTTATCAGTTGCACCAGTCATTTTTACAAGAGGTGCCATATTAATGTAAACGGAATCTGTATCTGAAGCAATAATATAATCATCTTTTGTTTTATATAATTTGTTAAAGTAATCATTTAATTTTTGATCTATCCAACGAATATTTAATTGACCAGATGTAGTTATGGCCTCTGCCATTCTGTGATCGTAATATCTAAAGTATTTGTTGCCAATAGCACCATATGCACTATTTAGCGAAATCTTTTTAGAATGTTGAACAAGATAATATCGTCTTGCCAATTTTTCATACTTAGGATCTTTAGTATTAGCATATTGTTGTTCAGCCTCAAGCATTTTCTTTTTATAGATTGTTCTATCGTTATATTCTTTTTGTATGATACGAGGTAAGAAACCTTGTTTACCAGTTCGATACATTGTACCATTGGCAGCCATACAATTACCATCAGAGGTATCTACTCTCTTTTCTAACAAGTCGTTTATATCTACATTTTTTTTATCTGGTAAAATAGTTTCAGGTGAAATGTTATATTGCATAATTAAATGTGGATATAGTGAGTTCAAGTCAAAAGACACAACCCAATCATGGAAACCCACTTTAGGATCTTTTACATACGCCCCAACCAATTCTGGTGATGTAGGATTCATGTCACGCATTGGCACAATGATATTATCTTTTAATAGTTCATTGAATATAATTGTATCCCACATTCTAACTTGTGAGAATACATCTTCGTAGTTTGCTTTGGCGTTATATGCCATTGTTAATGCCAATTCAATAAGTTGTAATCTGTCTTCTAGTTTATCAACCAATTCAACGTCTTGTATGTTATAATCAATAAACGATTGTATATCTTGTTGATACCATTCTTTGAAAGTATCGTATGGGTTATCATCTTTTTGTTCACCTAGTTCTACTTTACCAATGTGATCTAGTCTATAACTTTCTTGATTCTTAATTGTAAATTTTCTATAAAGTTGTAGATAGTCAAGTTGAGCAATACCTAGTAATCTAAAATAAGTTTGTGTTTTACCTTGCTCGTAAGTTTCATCTTGTTGTATGATATTCCAAGGTGACATACGTTTCATAGAACCTTCGCCTAGTATTTTGCCTATGCGTTTTACTAGATACGGAATATCAAAGTATTTACTGTTCCAACCTGTGAGAACATCAGGTGAATATGTTGACCAAAATTTTAAAAACTGTTTAAGTAAATCTCGTTCATCTTTACATTTTACATAATGAACATTATCCTGTTTTACTGTATAGTCTGCCATACCCCAAACTAATATTTGTTTTTTAACTTGATCTTTAACAGTAATACAGATCATCTTTTCAGCACAGTCTTCTACATTTGGAAAACCATGTTCACTTTCAACCTCAATATCAATTGTGTAAATACGAATTTTATCTTTATCGTATTCTACATTACCTGGCCAATAGTCTGCCATATATTGGTATTGAAATCTATCTGTGCCGTGAATAAAGTTTGG